CGTCAATAAATTCTATCAATTCTTCTGTCGTATATTCACTAGATTTATAAACTTTATCACCATCATAAATCATATCAATACATTCAGCAGTGAAATTAATATTGTCTGGTGAATATATTTGAGTGTTGTATACATTTTGCATTGATAAGGTGGGATATTTCATTATAATTCCCTTACCTGCATCAAGTTCAATTTTATTAGAGTGGTTTTCATGTTTTGTAATTTTTTCTTCGGTCAAATCTACTGATACTGAATTGGTTTCATTACACGATTCACAGGTTAAAGATGGTTCTGCAATTTCACCGACAGATTTTGCACGGATGTTTAAAAAGATAAAACACATATCTGCTAAAGGTAATTCGTTTGCGTCTACATTACCAAATGTACATTCTTGTATGATATCTTTCATTGCAGTTATAATATTTTTTATATCTTCACTTTCAAATGCCATCAATAATGCTTTTTCTTCTCGTACCAAAAATGGTCTAAATGATATATTTTTTTCTGTTGATGGTATATTTAAATTGTATTTTGGTAGTGTAAGTTTAGGTAATGTCATAATATTATTCTCCATGTTATATGATGTCTCCCAAGGCATCTCCTAAAATATCTTGAAGTTGTCCTGTCATGTGTTGTGGGTCTAGTCCCCAAGGCAGTCGTACAACATGCCCTCCTATTGCAGTTGGTATCATTGGAATTGGTGAATCTTGACCACCAAAAGGCATAATTAATCTTTCTAATCTTCCAACCAAATCTAAGTTTCCTAGGATTCCTGCAAGAAATCCTGGAGCATCTGGTTTTTCTGAACGCCATTTGCGAAAAGAAAATCCAACTCTTTGTTTGTTTATTTCGTTTCCTCTTTCATCACCATATTCTATAGCAGCAATTGTTTTTGGCCACGCATCTTCTAATATGATTCGGTGAATTGGATTATCTTCTTCATCAAGTTGTGTAATTTCAATTTCGGATTTATAATTATCCAAATATCCAAAATTATGAGTATCAGGACTTACAATAAATTCGTTTTGCCATTGCTCGAACACCACTCGTTCTTTAAAATCTTTTGAAAGTTTAAAGGTGACATCTAAATCACCAGAATATGAAACTTCATACGGCATTTCATTAATAGGACCGTGCATTTTAATATCTTGGGTTGAAATGTTCCTTCCAGGCATCGTACAGGTTTCACATGAAACACACAATCGTAAATTAGACAGTGCATCTAAATTAGAAAATGCTATTTCATATTTGTGAGGATAAGAACTACCCCAATGTGCTATGTTAGCAATCAAACTATTGATTGTTGTTGGAACATTTGCCATTATGCTTCTTTGCTTCCTTCTATTTCCTGAACCAATTTTCGTCTACTTTCTGTCCATACTTGATATTTATTTTTCTTTTTAAATCGTTCTATTGGAAGGTGAATCGCAACTCCCCAATCTTTCGGTGGTATTTGCAAAATTCGAGAACCAATATATTTAGTTTTATAGTTACGGATACAAGGTCTATAATATCTAAATTTTCTTGAACCTTTTAATATTTCGGTATTGATTCTTAGTCTAGTGAAGTCACTTTCAATTGGACCACTCAATAATATTTGTAAATTATTAAACAATACTGTCCTCAATCTGATGTCTAAATAATGCAAATTTAGTCCAAGAAATCCATCTTTTGTAAATTTTAAAATGTAAACTAATGGAACAGAATCATAGTACTTTAGTGTTGATCTTGTTTTTGGTATATAATTAAACAGAAACATTCTTCCTGTTCTTCTTCTCATACCAGATTTTTGTATTAATCTTGATTCATCTCTCAGGAAAGTTTCTTCAGGACTTACATCAGACAAATCAAATAATTCTCTAACTAATTCTCGATACCATTTGATTGCATCTCTTGTTCCTCTTTTAATTCCACTTTCTTTAAACAATTCATCCAGTGCATCAAATACATTTTTTCGGGAAAGGATAACATCTGGGTTGGAAATTCTTCCACCCCTATATAATGAACCTGCAATATCTTGTCCTGATTGTTTATCTGGTTGTTCGTCTGGCATATGAATATGTATGTTGATTATGGGGACAATGTTTCATCTGTTATGATAATAAATTTCCAACCTTTATTTTCTGCGTATTCGGTTGCTGCCTTCCATTTAGCAGTATTCACCCCATAAGTTTTCATCTCAGTGAAATACTTTCTTGTCTTTTTTTGTGGCTTTTTTGGTGGTGAGCATTGTTTTTTTGGTTTTACCTCTATTAGAAGTACTTCTGTTATTCCATCTTTATTTTTAAGTTTTACAATAAAATCTACAAAATATCGATGCATACGATTATCAACAGGAGATTTATATGGAACTACAACTTCCTCAGAACCCCATTCTAAGATTGCATCAGTTTTATCACAGTAAAGCATGAATCTTTTTTCAAGTAAACTGCGATATATAATCTTAGTAGGATTACCGATATATTTTTTCGGTTGTTTCGGTTTGTATCGTCCTTTGTATGCCATATATAGTTATATATTCTATCTATAGGAGATATTAATGACTAATACTGCAAGAGATTCGTTGGCACCACTATTTTCTGACACAGTAAGTGTTCAGGATTCTGTCTTTGGAAAATTAGATATTCAGCCTGCGGAAACAGGCGGTCTGGAAGGTAAACCAGAACAAAAATTAGAATTTCCTCTAAATTTAGGTACTAATGATATAAATCATTTTGTGGTATTTCATATTTATGGCGATTTGATGGCAAATTTAGAAACTGAACAAGAAGGATTGGTAGAAGATGCTTCCGAACAAACTAATCAATATGCAACAAATGGTGCAATCATTGCTGGTAGTTCTGTATTAACTACTCGAACTGTTCCTAGATTCTTACAGTGGATAACAACAGTAGGAAAAGGTGGTGGTGGCGGGAGAGTGATGGCATTAAAAGGGATTGCATCTCTCATAGGTGCTGGATTGGCAGCATGGGGTGGATGGGAAATAGGAGAACTTGCTGGTGAAGCATCACTTTCTACCGAAGAAAAAGATGCATTGATATCTTTTCAGAAATGGACTGAAAAAACTCAAGAAATGACAGCAAATGAAGTTCTTGAAAATACACAAGGAAGACTAATAAGGTTTGGTAAAGCACGCGCTAGAACAAAAGATACTGTTGCTCTGTATATGCCACAAAAAATTCAATCATTATCAGTTTTAGAATATGAACAACAAGATTTGAGTTTTGCTCAGAATGTATTTAATGATTTACAAGGTCAAATTGCTAAACTGGGTATAACAAAATTAACTGGTGCTTTAGATACAGTTGGCACGGTTGTTGGTGGTGGATTAAATACCGAAGCAGCACTGTTGGCAGAATTGAGAATGGTCCCAAACCCAAGAAAACAATTGATGTTTAGAGAACCAATTTCTAGAAAATTTGAATTGAATTTTAACTTTTCTCCAAGAAATGAAATGGAAAGTGTTAGAGCATATCAAATAATTCAAACATTCAAGAAACACGCATATCCAAAATTAAATAGAACAGTTGGTAAAGGTACTTTTTATACTTTCCCTGCTGAATTTGAAATTGAATACTACACAATGATAAACGGTGAGCCGGTACAAAATGATTGGCTCAATAAAATTGGTAGGTGTGCATTACGAGAAATTAATGTTGACTATGCATCGAGTGGTTCATTTTCTACTTTTGCAAATGGCGCGCCAACAAACATGATTATGTCATTGACATTTGAAGAAATGGCACTATTGGATTCCGAATTAATAGAACAAGGTTATTAATATGTACTTCAAGTTTTTTCCAAAGATATTATTAGATTCTGCAACAGGATCAACTTCTGGCGCTAAACTTGCGGTAGATATTTTGAGACGAGTATCATTTAGTTCTCAAGGAATGACTGGTTCTCAATTCTTCGTACAATATGATATTAAAGATTATGAAACACCAGAAATGGTTGCAGATAATTTATATGGTTCACCCGAATATCACTGGATTGTTTTATCGTTTAACAATATGATAAATCCTTTATTTGAATGGCCTCTAAGTACTAGAAAATTTGAAAAGAAATTAGAATCAAAATATAATGGGGTGTCACTCTTTGTAGATGGTATTTCTGGTTCATTTAGTTCCAACGAT